CGATCGACGCAGCGTCCATCATTAACTCTTCAAGTGTTTTCTTCTCCGTTCTGTCGGGCTCCGCACTGGTAAATACAAGCTCGGATATTAGCGCGTCCGGGGAATTGCTCTCTGTGGTTTCCGGGAGTTCAGCGATAGACGGAACCGTGTCGGTCACGGTCTCGGGTGAGTTCTTTTCAATCTTTGGAGGATCAGCGTTACTAGATACCGAGGTTGGAATTCAGACAGCGGCAACTTTCTTCTCGCAATTTCAGGGAGTGGGAACCATTAACGTCGATGCTGCTATTGAGAGTAACGGAGAGATTGAAGCGCCTACCGGAGCACATGAACGCTCAGCGTCCCTCACTACTAACGGAGAAGTGCAGGTTAACGGGCTCGCCGTGCTTGAGCGTGCGGCTGAAGTTGACGGAGCGGGTTTAGTCTTAGTTTCGGCTGAATCCCTTTCAGCATTTCAGTCAGTCAGTGATTTTAGCGCCAGTAGTGAGATTCAGTCGGCAGGACAGCGCGTGGTCCTTAGAAGCGGTGTACTGGATACGGTTGGTGATATCACCGTCTCAGGAAGCTTTTTCTCAGTACTCCAATCATCAGGACTTATCACGGGGCTGGTTGGCATTCAGTCTGATGGTCTAATTGGACTGGTTGAACATGAAGGGTCTGTTTCAATTAACGTTTCAAGTGTTATACTCGTTTCAGGGATTTCAGTTCATATCGTCCACTTTGCGCCGCGCCAGTCGGTTGTTATTGGTTCCACGTCGAGATCGTTAAGCGTAGGCACGGAAGCTAGAACGCAGACTACCGAGCCGGAGACTCAAACGGGAATAATCTAGATGTTCACTAAAGAACCAACTGAGATTTTAGACTACTCAATTAATTGGTCTGATTGGCTTGGTGATCTGACTATCTCGACCTCAGCGTGGAGTGTGCCGTCAGGTATCACTAAAGACGTAGATAGTAATACCTCAACTACGACATTGATTCGCCTTTCGGGTGGTACTTGGGGTGAGACTTACGAACTCAGCAATGCGATCACCGCCGGAATGCAGACCGAGACGCGCAGTTTCTATATCCGCATCCAGCGCTCAGTTGCGTACTGCTCCTCAACCGAAGTGAGACGCCGCGCGCAGGGAGGGGCAGGCGCGGGAGGCTCAGCTACAACTGCGGCGCTTACTCCCGCTGAGCTGGATGCGCTAATTGAGCAGGCATCGCGTATGCTCGATCTTGAATGCGGTGTGCCTGAAGGGTATTTCAACCCGGTTGAGATTCCAGTTGCTACGGCTAAGATACTCTACGGAGACGGCGGGAATTACTTGCAGCTGCCACCGTACCTACCCGGCACGTTGTCAATCTCTGTTCCAGCCGACTACACAACCCCAACCTACGCGGAACAAAACGGCCATCTCGTGCTGACTACTGAAAGCGGGCTACTACCACCATTTAACCGCTTTTATAACCTTTCATGGCCGGGGTGGTGGTCGGGAGTGGCTGTTACGGTCTCCGCTGTGTGGGGCTGGCGTGAAACTCCGCAAGATGTTAAAGCCGCAGTGATTGAGTGGGTGCTGAATCTCTGGCGTGAAACTGACCCCGCTGCGGTCAAGTTAGTCGGACTGGAAGGTCAACCTTTAAGAGAGTCGATTCCGCCTCGTGTAAAGGCCATTGCTCGCAAATGGCGGGGTAAGGTAGCGGGGCCAGCGTTCGTCTAATGCTACGGTTCACCGCGCAGATCCAGGGCGAAGTCATCATTGACCGCGCCTTCAATCGCGTCGAGCAGGAGATCACGGACTTCCGCAACTTCTGGCCGGGAGTGATCACAACGTTCTATGAAATTGAGACGGAGCAATTTTTAACGGAAGGCGCAAGCGGCGCATCCGGCAAGTGGACGCCGCTGAGTCCGGCTTACAGGCTATTCAAGGAGCGCGAGTTCCCCGGCAAGACGATTCTCAGGCGAGAGGATGCGTTGTACGAATCAATGACGGGGCCGGATACGTTGGACTCGGTTCTCAGGCCGGAGAAAGAGGAGTTGCTAATTGGTTCGGCGTTACCCTATGCGCTTTTCCACCAGAAGTCACGACCGATCATCTCGCTCACTGAGGAGCAGAAGCGTAGGTTTATGAAGAGCATTCAGCAGCGATTGGTTGAGTTTGCGCGCGGCACGGGATTTCAGGTTGACGAGAAGGCGGCATAGATGGTAGCGAACCTCAAATACTACGCAGTTCAGGAAGAGGGCGTAATTGACAACGCCCTTTTTATTATTGAGCGTGATTTCAAAGCAATCCTAGACGAATTCAATCCTATCGAGGCCGCACTCTCTCCTGATGATCCGCAGTACATGGAAGACTTTCAGGAGCGAGCACTAGGCCAGATTCAAAAGCTTGTCTTCCCCACGCTCGCCATTGGGCCGAATCGCAACGCGGCGACACCGTCAGATGCGGCAGATCGTCTCCACCAAGCAGTCAGGTTCGATATCTACATTGGCGTGACGGCGGATTCAGCCCCGAACGTGACACGAAAACTGATGCGCTACATGGCCGCACTGGACGCCACGCTCCGCAGCGCACCAAAAGTTGACTGGAAACGGAACATGAGTGCTATAATCTTTGGCATTGTTTTGGAGCTAGAGCATGTTTACGGCTCAATCCGTGAGCGCGAGTCAGTTTATTATCGAGATGCATTGATGCAGGCTACCCTTGTATTCAATGAGCAGTAGTCTTGAAAACCATCTAGCGGTCTAAGAAACGCTTCGACGTTTACCTGCCCGCCCTTTCTCTTAACCGAGGAAGTGGCGGGCTTTCTTTTTGCAAAGGAGATCCTCCAATGGCGGGCACGGCAGACAACTTCAGCACAGTGGACGTAGGGATCGGGCCGGGGAAGTTTTACATCGATCTTGGTGGCGGCACTGACGCATGGGACGGCGCGGCGGGCGTAAGATTAATCCTCGATGCGGATGGCTCACCTGACTCAACCCAGAATCCCAACGCCCGTCACGTTGGCTGGACTGACGCGGGCTGGCAGTTCCTTGTCAAGCCGACTTTCACGCAGTTCTTTGCCGACGAGTCGCCTGATCCAATTATCTCGCGCGTGACGGCGCAGGAAGCGGTGATCTCCGGCTCGTTGCTGCAAGTGATGGATATGGATCTGGCGGAAGTGCTGAATCCGACGCTCACGCGTAGCGACGTGATGGGCTCTACAGGCGTGACGATTGGCAACGCAGATCCGCAGTATACCTCTGTGGCACTCATCTGGCCGTTTGAGGATGACCCGACGCGGTTTGGCGTAGTGCATCTCTATAAGGCATTTAACGACGCCGGACTTGCAGGAAATATCACGAGCAGGGAAATCAGCAAATCTCCGGTAGCGTTTCGCGGGCTTGCGGTATCAACTCGCGCGGCTGCTGATCGTGTCGGGCGCTTCTTTACCCAAAATGCTGGCGCTCAATCATAGCTGAAGCGTGGCGGGGTGTTTCCGCGCCTTTGCGGCCTGTCCATTATAGCTTACTTTCAGAATGACTGGATGGTTCTAGATGAACAATCAATGGTCTAAGCGACAAGTAACAACCTTCACCTGCGATTCCGGCAATCAGGTAGTCCTGCGCCGTCCGGGGCCTAGTCTCTCGCTCAAGGCCGGGAGATTTGTCCGCGTGCTCAACAAGGTAGGCGCAAAGGAAAAGGTGACAGCGGACGCACAGCTTGACGCAATTCAGAAGCTCTCTGACTCAGAGCTTGAAGAGTTGACGGAATTCGCTCGGGTGGTGATCTCGGACGTGATTATCAGTCCGGTGGTCTCGCTCAACCCGAAAGAAGGTCAATACCACCCTGACGATCTTCCGGTGCGAGACTTCTGGCAGATCTTCATGTGGTTTGCGCAAGGCTCGCCAACTATACCTGTCAGGCTCAAGGAAGGGGAGACGACCGTGGAGGCGGTCAGTAACTTTCCTGAAGGATCGGGATCAGGTATTGACATTGATAACGACAGCGCGGCTGTGTCTTAGAAGCCCGGCAGGAGAACTGGGGATTGAGGACGAGTCGATAGCACAGGCATTCAACATCGAGTGCGGGATCATATGGGACGGGTTTGAGCAGGAGCGTGAGAGTGAAAGGTTAACCGCGTATCTAACAGCACTGGCGACAGGCTCAATGCC